AGTGTTCCAGGTAGTGTTCCAGGTAGTGTTCCAGGTAGTGTTCCAGGTAGTGTTCCAGGTAGTGTTCCAGGTAGTGTTCCAGGTAGTGTTCCAGGTAGTGTTCATGGTGGTGGAAAAGAAAATGTTCCCACCAAGGTAAGGGAAGAAGTTGAAAAAATCATTAATTATTTAGGTATTGATAAATCATTTTATAAGGTTCATATGTTAAAACCATTTGTTAAATGGTTAGATTCGAACAAAAATAATTTTGATGAATTAGACAATAGTTATATGACTAAACCAAATGAACATACAAGTGATATAAATAATTTAATTGGAATACAAAATTCATTAAAACAAGAAAAATTATTAAAAAAAATTACTGTAAATAAAAAAAATTTAAACGATTACACAGTTGATAAAAACTTAGACGAAATATTTAATGACAAATTCTCAAAAATAAGTGCAAAAATTTATTCTAAATTAAACAGTTCCATCGTTGACCCTCCTGATATTATTGACAATACTGTACCGATATCTCCAACCGATAAACTTTCATATAGTATAGATCATAGTAGTGAATTGTTTCAAACATTATTTTATGATATTAAAAGCAGTGCTACTTTATCGGATACAAATTCTGGTATAATAGGTAATTTAGAAGATAGATCTAAGAATTTTTGTGAACACGTTAAAAAAAATAGAATAATTTTAAATACGACAGGTATGGCTGGTGCAATTGGATCTATCAGTGAAATAAGTATTAATATAAAAGATTCAAACAAAAAAGAATTATTTTCATCATTTATTTCATATGGTAATAAAAACACAAGATGGGCATTAACTGATTTAAATTTAATAACAAAAATTGTGCCTGTAATAGATGATAATTTGAAAAAAATAGTTAATGAAAGAACAGAATTAGACATAAACGATTTAAATACAATTAAAATTTATAAAAAAAATAATACTACAATTATTCAATCTCCTGATGGCGTTCATGAAGGATTAATTGGTTCAATGGCATCTCATTTATATGATATAGGAAGTTTACCAAATGTTGTTAAATATTTTGGTACTTTTCAGTGTGAGGATAAAATATATTGTTTAATTGAACAATGTGATGGGGAAATTGGAGATTTATTAACACATTTAAAATATCAAAATAATAGAAAATATTTTGGTTCGGATAATACTAAATATAAATCAAATCCACCTGATTATAATGAAGTATGGAGAGATACATATCAAATAAAAAAAAATGAGAACGTTGAAAAAATTCCTGAAGATTATGATACTTTATTATTAGAAATATTCATACCATTATTATTTTCTTTCAAACATCTTAAAACAGAATATGGTATCGTTCATATGGATACACACTTTAGAAATATATTATATACATCTATTGATTCTCCTTGGAATAAAAACAATATATTTAAATTGAAAAAAAAATGTCAACCTAAATACAATTATCATGCAAAAAATATGGAAAAAATAAAATATTTTTGTTATACATTTGATAACAATAAAATATATATACCAAATCGCGGTTTCCTTGTTAAATTAGCAGATTATGGTTTTTCTTATGCTGATTTAAATAAAAGTAATATTAAAGAAGATATAAAAATTGTGAAAGAATTATATAAAATAAAAACAAACACTTTAAGCTACTATACTAAAGCAGTGGATTATGATGATTTTTACACAAAAGATACTAAAATGTTATATAATAATTTATATTACTTGGGTGAAAAATTAGACTTAAAAAGTTTTAAAACTTTTAAACGAATAAAAACTTTTTTTACTGATTTTATTGAACCTCCAAAAATACCACACTGGTTTTCGAATAAAAGAGAATTTGAAAATATGAATTTAGATAGTATGGTCAACCAAATTATTTCAGATTTAATAAAATTAAGTGATATTAAAATAATTGATGATAATGATAATGATATTAATCATATTATTTTTAAATTAGATGCTACAGATGATCCAAGCTTGCCATCAGAAACAGATATATTAGATTTACCTTTAACTGATAAAATAATGCCATTTAAACCTGATATAATGGAATATAAAAGACACTTAAATATGTATAAAAATACTTGTGATAATTCTTTAGATTTACATAATATCAAAACATATATTCAAACAAATGATAAATCTACATATAATTTGATTAAAAATATAAATAATAAGGATAAATTATGTGAAATTTTGAAAAACAATTATAAAAAATATGATTTAAGTGAAATTGTAAAATCATTTTATCCGTCATTTTTAACTAAAACAAAATATGAATCCGGTATAGATTTTAATAATTTATCGTCATTAGAATTAACAAAAATACCAATTGGTAACAATACGAATACTTATATTATGGATATGTATCCAGAAGTATATGGTAATATGTTCAAATATGAAAAATATCAAATATTAACTACATTTAAAAACCCATTACAAGATAAGCTATATAAAAATCTTGGTAGAGTTACATTTAAAATAACTGAAATAGATCAAGATCAATACAATATTAATTTTGTTAAAAATGTAAAACCGTCACAATATCATTTTACAAATGAAGTCCTCAAAGATAAAACTGGTTTTGTTATAAATGGAGGTTATTATGTTACAACGAATGGAAAAAAACATTTAGATTGGATAAAAAAAAATGGTGGTGATGGCTTTAATTTTAATGATATTGAAGTCCAAGATCCTGTGGGTTTTTTTTATTCACGTGGTAACAATATAAATTATTCTCCAATACCATATGGTTACGAGGATATATTTGGTGTAATTGTAATATATGATGATAATAGTATAGAAATATTAAAATATGATGATTTTATATCTAAACATGAAACAGAATTTTATAAATACGCTGTGAGAAAAATAAACAATAATGGTGAATTACAATCCGTTATTGAAATTGTAAATAGAAATAAAATAAAGATAAATGATTCAAATAATCCTATTTTAAAAAATGGAGAAAAAGCATATAAAGCTGCAATGACTATTGGTCCATTGTTAATATATGATAATAAACCTATAGAAAACTTTTCAATAAAAACAAAATTAAAGATGGATTCAAATAATAATTATTATTTACCATATTATTTTGAAAATAAAAGTAAAAAAGAATATACAAATAATATTTTAAAATTTACTTCAACTGAAAATGATAATAGCAGTATGTTTTTTTATGGTATGAAAAATTCAAATAATTTAATGGAAATTAATCTAATTGGATTAACATCAAATAATAAATTAATTAATATTTTAATAGATGGTAGGGGTTTTGATAGTAGAGGCATTGATAAATTTACATTATTAAAATTCTTAAAAACTAAAGTTACTAATTTAAAATCAATTGCATGTTTAGACGGTGGATTTTCGGCAAATTTAATTTATAAGAATGAAAAGGACAGTAAGTTAATAAATTTAATGAGAGATCCACTAAGAAGAAAAGCTGCTACATTTATAACATTTATTAAAAAAGAACCAGCAACACCATCAGCAACAGCAGCACCAGGAACAACAGCAAATAAAGTAGTATCATTAGTTGGGGGTAGGTTGAATCAGTCTAGGACTTCTCCTAAGAATTTGAAGAAAATTATAAACCAGCGTTCTAAATATCATGGAATTAAAAAAAATAAGAGGGGTGATAAGAAATTATTAATTAAACGGAAAACACAGAAAAAGAATCGTAAATTCAACAAAAGCAACAAACGACGCAAGCGAACTAATAAAAATAATAAAAAATTAACCAAAAAGCGTAATTAATAAGGATAAATTGGGTTATGAATGGGATTATGAAGTTATGAATAGGATTATGAATAAGATAACATTGATACGCAAATAACTAATGCCAATAATATTAAGTATATCAATCTAGCATTATTTTTTCTTACACCGTCAAAAAAGGTTTCAATTAATTTTAAATCAGGATTTTTTATATATTTTTTATCCATACTTTACTAAAATATTAGATATATTTTAAAATTTAAAAGAAAATTTATAACATATATTAAAATATTGTAATATACCTATTAAATTAAATAATAATATCTAAAAAATAATACTATGTTGCTAGCCTTATTTTGCGGAACTCTTTTATCATCAATTATTGGATTTTTGATGTATAGAATACTAACCATTAATTCCTATTTGCGTAATCAAACAGGCAAATTAGGACAACCCGAATTTCACGCATTAACCGTTGAACTTAGACAGTTTTTGGGTGATCCCGATAACGAATTCAAAGTAGCCCAATTTTATCGCCCATCCTCTAATATGCTATCATTGCTAGAATTTTTAGTATATGATTATGAAACTCCAATTATTATTAATAAAGAAGAATTCTTGGTATCCCAAGAATATATGAACAGAGAAAATGAATTTGGTCCTCAAATTTTTGATGTAAGCAGTAAATATCCCGGATATATTCCAATCAAGTATAAAGACACAGTATTTTTCTCCAATTATGCTAAATTAAACGCTTTTAAATGGGCAATTGATAGTGGAGTATATCAATATATTGAAGATAATAAAGATGAAACGATCGAAATGATGGAATATTTTTGTCGCCAGGTATCCGAAGACTTAGTAAATTTTTCATCGGATGAAAGCAGTTCGAATACAGAAGATTCTAAATCTGAAAATAGTAGGACGAATAGTATTGATAGTAATTTATGCACACAAAAATCTAATATTGTAGAATCTAGTAGTGAATCTTGTGAAGAATTGGAAAACCAATCTACTAGTAATGTAAATGAACCTATTGATACTACTAATATGGAAAAAAATATTAGTATGGTAAAAATGTATCCAAATAACGTTTTTTTCCGTAAATTTGAAATGATGGGAAATCAGGAAAAAAGAAAAGAGGAATAAATTAAATTAGGAATAAATTAAATTTTGAAAAAAATTTGAATAAATTAAATTAAGAATTATGCGGAACAGGCGTGATTGATTGCATTTGTTATATTTTTGTTATCTTGATAATTAACTTTTAAAAATCTATCCTTAGCAGTTTTTTCAGCTACATTGGTAGCATATTTTGATTTAGTAGCTAATAAACCAGCATCACATAAACCAAAAGTGCGGATCATATTTTTGTGGGTTGCTGCGCATTTTTTCATATTTTTAGGACTATTGTCAGGCAAACTATTTAAATATCCACCAACAACACTATATGCTGCATCAAAAGGATGAACTCCGCTACCTGGTCCAGCATCAGTGCATCCATATATTTCATTACTATCTGCACAATAATGAGTTCTACCACTCTTGTAAAAGCTAATATATGGGCAATCCGGGTCGGTTGTTTTTCTAGTATCTCCTTCAACAACATGGGCTGATATATAATCCACAAAATTTTCTATTTCTTGTGGTTTTAAATTAATGCCCATTAATTTACATTCTTCTACTATATTTTGATAATCTCTATTACCTTCAAGCATTCTTCTATCTTCATCAACTTCTAATAATATTGATGGAATACTTTGCACATTATTTCTTTTACATTCATTTTTTTCAGTATGACATTCTACTTCTACATATTCTGTATCATCAGGTAGATTTTCTTTAATTAGTTGCCAAGTTGGAAAAAAAGCTTGGCTGTGTGGACACGATGAACTGTAAAATAAAGTAACAGTTTTTTCAACTCTGTTATTTACTGGTTGTTGATTATTTTGAAATCCTTCTAATAGGTTTTCTGGATTAATTTGGTTTTCTATTAATTTACTAAAACCGTCTAATCTAGCCATTTCAACTTCTAAATCGTCATTTGCAGCCATTTTTCCCATATTAACCAAATCGTTTATTTCTTGTTCAACTTCTTCCTTAATTTTTGGGTCGGTTTCTTGTTGTGAATTTGCTCCTATTTTTTTATTTAAAATATCCTGAATTGAGTTTGTAAAAAAATCATATTTAACAGCTAATAATAATACTACTAAAATAACTATAATTACGGCTGCTTGTTTTACATTGTTATTGATTTTAATCATCTTATAATTAATAACCTATTAGAAAATTATTTGTCGTATTTTTCCATTTTTTTTTGTATTGCTAAATATTATTATGTTCTCTAAAAAACAATTATTTAAAAAAGAAGGTAAAGAAGCTAAAAATAAAGAAGGTGGTAAATCTTCAACTAGAAATAAATCTAGTAAAAATGGAACATCCGATGTTAGTTATTTAAATAATTTTATTAAATATTTACTAACTTTTAATAAACAACATCAGGAAATAAAGTTGCAAAATCCAGAAGTCGCAGGTCTTCCATTTAGATTTAACATATCTCCAAATATAATTGAGTCATTGTCCAAAAAATGTAAAAGTATTCTCCAAAAAGAACCTAATTTACTTAAAATATCTGCTCCTGTTCACGTTTTTGGAGATATTCACGGACAATTTTCGGATATGATTAGATTTTTAGAAATGACTCGTCTTCCTCCAGAAACTAAATTACTTTTCCTTGGTGATTATGTAGATAGAGGTAATAATAGTATTGAAGTTGTAATTTTACTATTTGCATTAAAAATAAGGTTTCCTAATCAGGTATTTATGATTAGAGGTAATCACGAATGTGCAAATTTAAATGATAATTACGGGTTTAGAGAAGAATGCACTGAAAGATATAAAGATGAAGGTGATTCTATTTGGTCTATGATTAATGATACATTACATCATTTACCTTTATGTGCTCTAATTAACGAACAAATATTTTGCACACATGGTGGTATTAGTCCTAGTCTCAATTCATTAGAGGAAATTAATAATATTCAAAGAGGAACTACTATTCCTGACGAGGGAGTTTTATGTGATTTGACTTGGGCTGATCCAAAAAAACAATCCAAAAATTGGGCTGATAATGATAGGGGTGTTTCCTTTACATTTAGTGAAAAGGCACTTGATGAATTTATCAAAAAACACAACATTCAACTAGTTTGTCGGGCTCATCAAGTTGTTGATAACGGATACCGATTTTTTGATGAAAATAAGTTAGTCACTGTTTTTTCGGCTCCTAATTATTGTGGAGAAGTTGG